TCTAGATAATAACTCGAATCGTCCACCGATTGCGTCCAACGCTATCTGCTCCCCGTCGATTGACGGACAGAGAAGAATAGAGCTGAATTAACAATTCAGTTCAAGGTGATACACGTTCGTAGTAGGAAATAAACCTCTACTACGGTAATTAGGTTACTCTGAACAACAATGATGAGATTTCTTTTAAGAAAAATCGCCATCGGCCTTAGAAGATTATCTTTTCTTCCAGTAGGGTATAATAGAACCCTAAGCTTTTGAAACTTGCTATCTATACGAACATCTCTTTACAGAGTATGTGTTGTATGAGTAGCATCTTCAATCGCCCTAGCAATCTTTGGAGTTGGTCTTCACGTACTTTTACGAGAATTCCTTTCTCCAGATGCTGTTACTGGATGATCTAAGATAATCATCTCATCAGTATTAGTATGCTCATCATGAATTTTCATGGTGAGTATGAATCATATTCATGATATTACCGGACTTTGATCCGATATTTCTCATTATTATGAACTAATCTGATGAATTCCTGCCTATATCTCAGTTACCTTGATAGGTCCCTTTTTTAACTTATTTTATTGAGTTATTAAAGGAATCACTCTTGGTAATATTCTTTCTTTTTGGGATCTAACCCTTATTAAAGAATTTATGGACTTTTGAATGATGACTGTTCCTGCCTTTTCTATATATATTTGAGAAAATATTACTGATTTAGTATCAGAAAATATTTCCTTCGAATTTATTAGAAGAGCGGGACAAACTATCTACGATTCTATCGTATATAGTATTGCTACAGTTATCTGATTCTTCAGTCCAAACTGAGTTCAAGATACTCGAATCGGCCGATGAACTGTTTTACCAGTTTCATCGGGGATTCTTGTTCTTGCTACCATCAAAGTAATCTTAAGATTACTTGGTTGATAGACAGACAATGGCCCAAACAATGCAGAAGTACATAAGTGTACTTCAACAGAAATTTGGCTTGTTCAGACTAAATACTTTCGCGTATCCCTTTCTATTTGATATGATCCTTAGAAATAAGGGTCAGTCATTAGTTGGAGTAATCATTAGATTATTTCCAACAATGAAAGGTGGT